ATCAGTTGCTACCATTGCTACAGCACCAGCAATAAACTTACCATTAGGTCCTTCTTTTACCCAACCTGATAAAGTAAACTCAATACCATCTACATTTAACTTTCCTCTATAGTCTGGTCGTTTAGGATTATCACCTTTATCATTCTTGTTTAAGGTAAACGTGTTTGTTTTGTCATACTCAGCCATATACTACTCCTTTAGTTTAATAATTGTTTGTTCTACTTCATCTAAAAACTTAATTACTTCTGCTTCTAATTCTCCTATGTAAGTATCGTCTCTGTCAACCCTTGCTACAAATAACTGTAGTTCTTCAGGGAAATTAGGATTATAACTTACAAAGTCTACCCACTTAGCACCGGTGCAAGCTAACTGCCATTGCATCTGTGGAATGTATTTACTAGGAACTGACTTGCTCATAAGTGTATTAGTATGGGTAGTTTCTATAGGACATTTAATTTCTATAAGCCCTGCATACTTCCCATCTTCTTCTGCATTTACAGCTCCGTCAGGACTAGCACCACTATTTTTAATAACAGGATGGTCAAAGAAACCTACCTCTGTTACAGATACCCCTCTAGTTCGCATATAAAGCTCCCTAGCAGCACTTTCACGTTCAATTCCATCAATCATAGCTTGATTAACAAAACTATCGCCTTTCTTGCCTGTAAGACGTTCTGATACTAATTGGACAAGATAGTTTTGACGTGATGTAGATACGCCTGTTTTAGTCTTGGCAATAACATCCGATATTCTAGATGCCGTCACCTTACCTAATCTTTGCTGAAACCACTCTTCTGTGCGTTGTTCAATCATAGGAAGTCTTCTTTAGATACTAACTTTACAGGATTACTTTGTTGATGAATGGCATTAACTACTTCATTAGCAGAAGCAAACTCTGTGCCACCTAATCCTAAAGCTGCTAAACATCTACCAATAGCAGAGGTCTCACAGTTTTCTACATAGGATGTTCCATTGATTTGTGATGCTTTACGGAACTCCTGTGCATGACCTGTAGCAAATGTTTGTACTTGACCACCTTCTAAGTGAACACCTGCATAAGCCTTAACAATACATTGTTCATCATCAATCTTAACTATTTCAGTAGTAAGAAAGTAAGTAGGGAACTGTTCTCTAAATTCTTGAACTCTTAATGCTACTGTTTTATAGTTCTTGCCTTTAATATTAACTATACCTTGTTTAGTCATGCTTCTCTCCTGTTGTTGTAATTGGTGTTGGTGTTGTTCCATCATCACCTGGTCGTAATGTTGTTGTTGTGACATTTGCTCTCTCCCATTTGTCATTATCTAGTTTAAGTTCGTCATTCAATCGTTTAAGAATATCTGCTATGTGTTCTAGTTTTGTAGACATAACATCCCCACTATAATTAAAACTAATATCACAGTCAAGATATTTGTTGTTATATCTTCTTGATGTTCAGTATCGTCATGTTTATAGTCAACACCATATCTTTCACGATAACTTCTAGGTGTTTTATAATCCCATTGGTTATACCAGGTATTATGCCTATCCTTTTCCCATCCAAATTTATCCATTATATAGCTCCTAATAACTTACCCATAATTTGCAAGCAAAGCCATACATAAGCCCAAAATGCTACTGATAATACTATCATTGTTGAAATTTTCATGTCTCTCTCCTTATTGATAGTATAAAGCAACAACTACATTGTTTTTATCTGGATTTGATACATCCCAAAAATCATCACCATTATCTACACCAAGTTGATTAAACTTTTGAATGCCTTTTAAAAACCCTGTTAAATCGTCAGATTTATTAGCATCAAACCATTTACCTGAACAACCACAAAAGCATTTATCAGCTTTACCTATGTATACTTGTTTTACTTTTTTCATTTTTTCTCTCCTAAAAGTTAAATACTACAATAGCTATATTAATGATATAAAAACACATGTCAAGTATTTTATATAAAAATTATATAATAAATATATATTGCATTTCAAAATTACTTATGTTAAGGTTTTTTGAAGTATTTTAACCACAGGAGAAGAACCATGAAAGTCCGCAATTGGAGCAAGTTTCAGCATTTTAAGAACAAATCGTCTATGATTTGGTTTAAGGTTTATGGCAGGGATATTATCAATGACCCTGACTGGCATGAGCTTAATTCTGACCAAAAATCAACCCTATTTGAATTATGGTGTTTAGCATCTGAACGTAATGGAGAACTTCCAGACTTACGAAAAGTATGCTTTAGGTTACATAAAGAGCCAGAGTATATTACCTCTATGTTAAACAGCTTGAAGGACTGGTTTGACGGTGATATAGCTGGAATTATACACAAGGAATATAAGGAATATGCTAGAGAGGAGAAGATAGAAGATGATATGAGAAAAGAAAAGAAGATATTAGAAGAGAAGATAACCTTTATTAAGGCTTTATCATGAATATAAATGACTTCCTAGGATACTTTGAAAAGTCTTACAGGTCTGGTAAAGATGAATACCAATGTTTATGTCCGGCTCATAACGATAAAACTGCATCTTTAAGCATTAAGAATTTACCAGATGAAAGAATTTTAATCCATTGCTTTGCAGGTTGTGCTGCTAATGATATATTGGAAGCTGTAGGTTTAACATTTGACGATATTGTTCCAAAGCGTTTAGGTGATTTTAAACCTGTTTCAAAACCTTTTAATCCTTATGCTGTTTTAAAAGCTATTTCAAATGAAACATTGTTAGTGGCTTTAGCTGGATTAGAAGTTGCAAACGGAAAAACCTTACCACAAGAAGATAAGGATAGATTAATGATAGCTGTAAATAGATTGAGAGAGGCTTACCAAATATGTCATTAGATGAAAAAGTTGAGAACTTAATAGTAAATGAGGATAAAATAAAGAATTATTTTTTTAGGAGAGAAAGTGATGAGTACCGTAAAATTAAGAGTCCAGATAATTTTATTGAGTCTACAATTGGATATTTTGCTGGCGAGATACAAAGTGGTGCATATTTACCGTTTGATAAAGCAGAAAATTTTAGGTTAAGATTAGGGGAAGTAACAACTTGGTCTGGCTATAGCGGTCATGGTAAAAGCATGCTATTGAGCTATGTAACGCTTAAACTAATTGAGAACTATAAAGTTATGATATGTTCTTTTGAGATGAGTTGTAGAAGTACATTAGCCAGGTACATTCGCCAATCTGTGGGAACTAATGAACCTACGGAAAGTGCTATTACTCAGTTTTGTAATGATGCAACTGGGAAATTATTTTTGTACGACCAGTTAGGCAGCACAAATCCAACAGCAGTATTATCAGTTATTTATTATGGAGCTGAGCAATTAGGTATACAGCATTTTGTGGTAGATAGTTTAATGAAGTGTTCTATAAATGAAGATGATTATAATGGTCAGAAGAAATTTGTTGACCAGTTATGTATTGCTTCACGAGACCTCAATGTCCACATTCACTTAATCGCACATAGCAGAAAAACAATAGACGAAACCACTCATACACCAAGTAAGTTTGACGTGGCAGGTTCTGCTACAATAACTAATCTTGTGGATAATTGCGTTTCGGTTTACCGTAATAAGAAAAAAGAAAAAGACATAATGGAAGGTAAGTTAACTGAAGAAGATGCCAGGATAGTTCCAGATGGATTTATGGCTGTAAATAAGCAAAGGCATTTTGAATGGGAAGGTTCTGTTCCATTATGGTTTCATTCTAAATCTTTACGTTACAGGGATAGACCATGACCATAAATGAATTTATTAAACAATGCAAAAAAGTATTTGGGGATGACATTCAATACAAAGCAACTTCTAAAGACGGACAAGTATTTAAAACGAAAGGATGGAGAGATGATAAAGTTCAATTTCAACTTAACAAGAATGAATTTACCAATATTAATAACCAAACTAAAAGAACTTGATTTTAGTAAAGTTTGGAAGGTACAAGTGACTGAACGTAAACCCATTAGAAATTTGAGCCAAAATGATTTATACTGGACATTACTTGAAGGCTTATCAGACTATTTAGGGTATACTAAAGATGAGTTACACGAACTTATGAAATATAAGTACCTTAAATACGCTAAAGAAATAGCTGGTCAACCGGTAGTGGTTGTTCCTTCAACTTCTGATTTAGATACAGCTCAATTTGCTGAGCTTATTGAAAATGTATTAAGATTTGCTAACGAATATGGATGTTCATTTCAAGATGGTTTACCGCAATACGAAACTCATTAAATTATTAAGAGAATTACCTTGTCAGCATTGTGGCATAGAGTCTGAAACAGTTTGTGCTGCACACCGTAATGAGGGAAAGGGCATGGGAATTAAAGTGTCAGACTCATTATGTGCAGCATTATGTATAGAGTGCCATGTTAAACTTGATAATGGTAAAGAGCTTACAAAAGAAGAACGTAGAGACATGTGGAATAGAGCGTATATTAAAACTATGCAATATCTTTTTGAACATGACATGATAGGAGTAAAATAAATGGGTAAAGGCTCTGGAAGAAGACCATTATTAATTTCTGAACAAGAAGCACAAGATAACTGGGACAAGATATTTAAAAAAGAAAAGAATAGTCCTGACGTTTCACCACACACTTATGAATACGAACTTAATAAGTCCACCGGTAATGTAGAGAAAAGATTTTTAGATGGAACATCTAAACCTAACGAGGAACAATTTAATGGCAATGTCACCAACACAAGTAGCCTTAGCAAAAATGAAGAAGGACAACTACCCTCTGGTGCAGATAGTTGAAACCTTTAACTTTCATGCTGGTGTCCGCAAAGACCTCTTTACGTTTATTGACATACTTGCGATAACTGAAGAAGGTCAAGTAGTAGCGGTCCAGGTCACATCAAAGAGCAATATGGGAGCACGAATAAAAAAGATAAGTGATAGTGAGTCTGTTAAGTATGTACGGAAGGCAGGATGGAAAATACTTGTATGGGGTACATATAAACAAAACAACCGTTGGCAAATAAAAGAAGTGGATGTATCTTGAACATTAGAGATAAAATACTAGCTTACCTTACAGAGCCTAAAGCTATAAAAGATATAGCAGCACATGTAGATGGCAATTACAATACTATTAAAAACTTGCTTGTCACCATGAAGATGGAAGGTCATATACACGCATTCAAAGATAAAGATAATAGACTTATGCACTATTACATTCCTCAACCACACCCACTACAAGGTATATTTGGACACACAGCAAACTTCACAGATGCACAGATAAAAAGCATTACAATTCATAACGCAGATGATGCTAAACACAACCTTCAGCACAATACTACACAAGAAACATTTGGACAAAGCGTAGCTTATACGCTAACACAATATGATTAGTATGGAACGCTTATTGTCCATCCTAGAGGATTGGGCTTTATGGATGAAGTCGGATAATCACCGTTTGGGTTATCCATCTAAGAGCATAGGCATGTCTTCAGGTGGTGAGTCTACAAGTGAAGCGTTTGAAGAAATGTGTTCTGCCCAGGACATGAGTAATGTTAGAACAATACACGCTATCATACATAGCTTACCTAAAGAACAACAAGACGCTGTATACGCTAAATACTTAGGAGCTAAACCACCATTAGCCTTTTACTGGCAATTCGACATGGCTTATGACAATCTTTTGACAATTGCAGAAAGACGAATAAACGCATAATGTTGTTGAACAGATATAGTAAAGTATGCTATAATACTACTTGTTGGACAACTCCTGTCCGTTAATAACGTAATCCCACAAAAGCCTGACCATACTCTCTCCTTGGTTGGGCTTTTTCTTTTATATGACACTCTTAGTAACAATATGCTCTCAATGCGGTGACCCTTTTGACTCTACCGAGTATCCGCTATGTAACGACTGTAGATATGACCATAGATTTATTAAGTTAAGGAAAGATAATGAAAGCCAAGACCAAAGCATCAAAGAAAATCACCAAAGTGATGAAAGAATTTAAAACAGGTTCATTACATTCAGGTAAGGGTGGTAAAGTAGTAAAATCTCCTAAACAAGCTATTGCTATTGCTTTATCAGAAGCTGGCATGGCTAAAAAGAAAGGTAAATAATTATGCCAATGGTAAAAACAAAAACTGGAATGAAAGCTTTTCCTTACACAACAAAAGGTAAGATGGAAGCTAAAGAATACGCAAAGAAAACAGGTAGCAAAATGGCAGCTAAGCCTATGAAAAAGGCAGCTAAACGTGGCAAATAAACCAGGTCTATACGCTAACATTGCAGCTAAAAAAGCTAGAATTAAAGCAGGCTCTGGCGAGAAGATGCGTAAAGTAGGAGCAAAAGGTGCACCTACAGCTATGGCATTTAAACAAGCAGCAAAGACAGCTAAGCCAATTAAAAAGAAATGAGTGTCTGGCAAAAGAAAGCAGGTAAGAACCCTAAAGGCGGACTTAACGCTAAAGGTCGTGCCTCTTACAATAAAGAAACAGGTGGCAATTTAAAACCACCAGTAAAGTCAGGCGATAACCCTAGGCGTGCATCTTTCCTAGCTAGAATGGGTAATATGCCAGGACCAGAACGCAAGCCTAATGGTGAACCAACAAGACTATTACTATCCTTAAAGGCTTGGGGTGCTTCTAGTAAAGCAGATGCAAAAACAAAGGCAAAGAATATTAGCTCACGCAACAAAAAGAAATAGTATAATAAGCAATGCTTAAAATATTTGTAGGATTTGATGGAAAAGTAGAACCAGTTGCATATCATGTCTTCTGTCAGTCAGTTATTGAGAGGTCATCTATACCGGTGAGCTTTACTCCATTAGCATTAAATACACTTACAGAATACAAAGAAACACACACAGACGGTAGTAACGCATTTATCTACTCACGCTTTTTAGTTCCATATCTATGTGACTTTAAAGGCATGGCATTATTTGTAGATGGCGATATGATATGCCGAACAGATATAGCAGAAATACTATGGGAACATGACCAAGACGAAGCTGTCAAAGTCGTAAAGCATTATTACCAAACAAAGCATCCTGTTAAGTACTTGGGTGCAAAGAACGAAGACTATCCTAAGAAGAACTGGTCAAGCGTTATGTTATGGAATTGTGGTCATTATCTAAACAAAAAGCTCACACCACAGTTTATAATGGACAAGCCAGGTAAATACTTACATAGGTTTGAATGGCTTAAGTATCCTGAAGAACAAGTAGGTAAACTAGATGAAACATGGAACTGGCTAGAGACAGAATACGAATACAACCCAGATGCTAAGTTAGTGCATCACACATTAGGCACACCATGCTTTAAAGACTATCAGTCCACAGACTATAGCCAGGAATGGTGGGATACATACCAAAGAATGATATATCCTCTTATAGGGAATAACAAGGAAAGCAAACTATGAACTTCTTAGACTATTTAGTAAATGCTATGTCAGGCGGTCAACCAACTCAACAAGAGTTAATAGCACGCAAGATGGCACAAGAAGAAAATAAAAACCAAACAATTCAAGGTCTATTGTCACCACAAGTAGGACTAATGCCAGAGCCTATGAAAATGACACCTGAGATGATAGCTGAAATGAGACGCAATATGACACCGCCTATTTCAGGCAAGGGTCAAATGGCAGACCAATATAGACAAAACCTATTTAATCCTGGTAAGACAATGCAACAAAACTATATTGACCCACGTATTATTGAAATGATGTATTACAGAGGTTTATTAAGCCAATAAACATAGAGGGCAACCAACCTAAGGGAGTTGCAAAACAATGGATAACGACACAGAAGAAAGAAAAGTAGGCGGACAACCTGGCAATACGAACTCTAGTAAAATCAATAGGTTATTTGCGGAAACGATTAAAAGAATAGATAAGCAAAGCGAAGGTGAAGTAGCACGCCAAATAGCACAAGCTCTTATAGATAAAGCTATTACTGGTGACGTATCTGCTATAAAAGAATTTGCTGATAGAGTAGATGGTAAAGCAGTAGCAACTACAGAGTTGACTGGTGCAGATGGTAAAGATTTACCTATTGGAATAGGAATTAGCTTTGTCAAGCCAGACGATAGCCCAGTTTCCGAGTAAACTAGACTTCTTATTTGAGCCACACCGTTACAAAGTAGCATACGGTGGTAGAGGTTCAGGTAAGTCATGGGGATTTGCTAGAGCATTATTATTGCAAGCAGCTAATAAACCATTGCGTGTATTATGCGCACGAGAAGTGCAGCGTAGTATTAAAAACTCAGTTCACCAATTATTGTCAGACCAGATACAAGCATTAGGCTTAGGTCAGTTCTATGAAGTATTAGAGTCAGAGATACGTGGTCTTAACGGTAGTCTATTTGTATTTACAGGTTTAGCTAATAACACAGCAGAGTCGATAAAGAGTTATGAGGGAATAGACCGTGTGTGGTGTGAAGAGTCACAGACAATTAGCAAGAAGTCATGGGATATACTCATTCCTACAATACGTAAGCCAGAGTCAGAGATATGGGTCTCATTCAATCCTGGTCTTGATACAGATGATACATACATGCGATATTGCGTAAACCCACCAGAGAACGCTAAGGTAGTTAAGCTAAATTACATGGATAATCCATGGTTCAGCGAGGTTCTTGAAATAGAACGTAAGCATAGTGAGAAGACTAACCCAGACTATAATAACATCTGGTTAGGTGAATGCAAGGCTGCTGTAGATGGTGCTATATATGCTAACGAAATACGTGAAGCACAAGAAGGCGGTCGTATAACAACTGTACCTTATGACCCTATGATGAAGGTTCATGTCGTAATGGACTTAGGATGGAACGACAGCATGTCAGTTATCCTATGCCAAAAAGGTATATCAGATTTACGCATCATTGGTTATATAGAAGATGACCACAGAACACTAGATAGTTATTCTGCACAACTAAAGAACCTATCCTACAATTGGGGTACAATGTTCTTACCACATGACGGACAGTCTAAAGACTTTAAGCATGGTATATCAGCAGAAGAGATTATGAAGAAGTTAGGATGGGATATACGTATCGTACCTAAAGCAGATATAGAGTCTGGTATTAAGTTAGCACGTATGAACTTCCACCGTATATACTTTGACAAGTCAGCACAAAGACTTGTTGAATGTTTAAAGAATTATCGCAGAAGTATAAACTCTGCAACTAACGAACCTGGTGCGCCACTACATGACGAATACAGC